TTTCTTTTGAGTTCCCACAGCTCGTTGAGAACCTCTTCACGACTGATATCAAGTCGCGCGGCCAGTTCTACCGATGTGGCTTTTCCCATTGCTTTCAGTGCGTCAAATACGGTTTCCATTAAAATTTCCTCCGACAAAATCGTTTCTCAGATTCAAATAAAACCAGCTGCCTTCCGGCGTTCGTATTCCTGTTTCAGCCGTTCAATTGGCGTTGGCCCTTGCGGGTGTTTCGCCCCTTCCAGTTGTCGTCGCACTGGCGGAACACTCATCCCGTTACCAACATGCTTTGCCCATTTCGTCAGTTGCCGTTCCGCAAGTCGTTTTAACTCACCCTGCGTCATCTGGCGCTCAATCCCTCTGGTACGCATTTCGAGGCAGATGTGGTACAGCACAGGCTGAGGCCACGGATATTTGTCGCTTCCGTCATATCGCCAGGACTCATCACGCCAGCGGCGGTACTCCTCCATCACAGCATCCACCGTCAGGCCAAATGGATTGGCCCCGCTTTCTGAAATCAGCGCCACAAACTCAGCCAGGTCCGGAGGCCATGTTTCACCCGCCCGGCAGCGGTCCATGCACTGGCGGCAGACCTGTCGGATTTGCTGCTCAGTCATCGCGCCAATCTGTGCAATCCAGAGCTTCGAAGGTGCGGCCCCGTTCTTCTGGGTCCAGCGGTTCGAATAAACCTCCCCCATGAGTTCCCACAGCTTCCAGACCGTTTCCGTCGCTGATAAATCCGTTTTCACGTTCCCACTGCTCACGTGCTGCCCGAATTTCCTGAACTGCCCGTGATGCGGTGCCACCTGGTGCTGCTGCATGGTTTACCCCCTTGCTGACTGGCTTAACCTGCGCCCTGACGTGATTTACGTGACGGGCGAATTTCTGCTCCCACTGAACCTGCGTGAAAACTTTCCCCTCCGCTGCCCAGTAGTCCCGGAAAGCGGCAAGTTCAGCAGGTGTAAATTCCGGCTCCGGCAAAGCCATCCCCCACAACGCAGCCCGTCGTCGAAAATCCGGCGACGGATGCCAGTCATCGACCATCGGAAATTTCCCGATGGGTTCGCTCAGTCCATCCAGGGATGCAGGTTCTGCTGCCTGCAACGGCGTACCACTCGACTCACTGGTCGGAGCACTCTCGCGCACGTGCGCGTTATGTGTGGGGTTTAATTCTTTATCTGTATCTTTATCTGTCGTGACTCGTCGTGACATGTCGTGACATATGCGTGACTCGTCGTGACACCCCTCATTCTGTTTTCGTAATTTTTCCCTCTCGCGCTGCGCTCTCTTGCGCTCTGCCGGGGATTTCGCGGTTTGTGAAACGTTGCCATTGTCCTCTTTCAGTACCTGGCGTTTTTCCCATCCGGTGATTAAATCTCCATCAAGTACCCGCCCCTGCATTGCCTGTAAAATTGAATCAATTACTTCTTCCGTCACATCAAGCGCACTTGCTAAATCTTCCGTCGTGACATCAATGTGACCACGTAGTGACACGCCGTGACATGTCGTGACATTTCGTGACGCGCTCACCAGAAGGTGGATATACACTGCCATCACTGTTGCAATTGGCTGCCCTGACACCCTGGCAATTGTTCGCCACTTAGGGTCATTTGGCATGTCATGCCATAATCTGAGCCAGGCGTTAGCCATACTCACCTCTTCTGATACCGAATCTTTTTACTCACAAATTGCCGGAAGTGATCCGGTATGAATATTGCGAGTCAATGCACAGCCACAATATTTCCTGCAGGGCCACCACGATTCATCTGGTTGAAACCAGCGATCGCCACTGCGACAAAATCATCAGCGTCTCTCACCAGTCGTTCCCGCGTCTCCACCAGCTCCCGAAAATAAGCTGAACTGTGGCTGCGCATTCGGGCCACCAGCAGAGGCGGCATTGCTTTTTCGATCGCTGGTAACAACGCCTGAATTTTTTTAACCGCATCAGGAGTGTCTTTCTCCACCCAGCGGAAAATTTTCTGGGTATTGCGAGCCAGGGCTTCCGGATGGCTGTCGTCATATAATTCCGGGAACGTCATACCAAGCTCAAAATAAGCCCGGGTTATTTCAGCTGCCGGAACTTTTTCACCGTCCGGATGCGCCCAGGCATTCATCGCCATGCGGATGTGCTCATGCCTGATTTTCATGAATCAACTCCGATGCATTTGGTGTGTTAGCCTTGAATCCAACAGGTAAGCCGTCGGTTGGATTCGGGTAAATATCAGGCCGGAGTTCATGAGGTGTAACCTCGAAATTCGTTACTTCAGCAACACGTAATGCTTTTTCAGGGCTGAATCTTTCATAGCCCCCCAGCACTCGACTTACATGCACCTGAGATAAACCCGTTAGCTTCCCAAACTGTAGCTGGGTGATATGTTTCTCTTTTAAATAGTCTCTTAAGTTCATAGCCAACCTTCTACGTTATGCCTCGAGCAAATATTAGCCCCGCTAATTTTAAAGATCAATAGCCAGACTATCTTTGATAATATTGGTAAAACAAATAAACTCTATGTATGAAAAAAACACGCGAAGTGATTGCAACTCCAGAAGCGAGCAAGAATTTAAAAGCCGCATGGAATGCAAGAAAAAAAGAGCTGAAGCTGACTCAAGAGCTGGCGGCTGAGTTGTTGGGATTCGAATCTCAAGGCACCGTTAGCCAGTATCTGAACGGCAAGATACCGGTAAATACCGACGCTGCGCTAAAATTTGCGGCTCTGTTAAAGGTAAAACCAGAGGACATTCGAGAAGACCTTAAAGACTTAATGAATTATGTAAGATCATCAGATACTTATGATGATAACTTTTCAGGCAAAGGATGGAGGCTGGTCAATGAAGAACAGGCAGAGTTACTTAACCTCTTCGAGATTCTACCTGCGTCAGAAAAAGCCAAACTCCTTAACCAGCTACGTGGACTAAACAAGCTCTACGAGGAAGCCTTCGAGAACATGCTGGCACTAAAGAAACGTAACCAGTAGCCACCGCTCACTACCCCATCCACAACAAAAAAACCGACGTCTTAGTCGGTTTTTTTGTGCCATAACTTCTGCAAATCAGCTGTATAACTAATATTTTTCCCTTGAAAAAACATTTACATAGTTACCAAATCAAAAATATCATACGCCATACTGTTGACTTAAAATATCCGCGTTACTAATATTTCTATCAAGAACAGCACGGCGCTGTAGGTTTTAGTTCCGCCACCCGGCGTTAAGGGGAAATGAGGTCAGCATGGATACTATCGAGCTTGGCAACAACGAATCTCTGGTGTACGGCGTGTTTCCCAACCAGGACGGCACATTCACCGCGATGACGTATACCAAAAGCAAAACGTTTAAAACCGAAAATGGTGCCCGTCGCTGGCTGGAAAGAAACTCAGGTGAGTGATATGGATTTCGACACAATCATGGAAAAGGCTTACGAAGAATACTTCGATGGTCTTGCCGAAGGCGAAGAAGCTCTCAGCTTCAGTGAATTTAAACAGGCGCTTTCCAGTTCGGGAAAATCTAACGGCTGATAAGCGAAACAGCACCGCGAGGAATCAGTATGCAGAAACGAGAACCCGTCATCATCGCGCCAGACTATACCGATGATGAACTTTATGAGTGGATGCGCCAGAAAATTAATGCAGTGCAGGATCTGAAATGGGCCAATGAAGCCAGGACTAAGCAGGCTGAAAATCTGTCCGCTCTGGAGCAGGATATCACCAGGCTGGAAAAAGCAGCGGCATTAAGCATTGCCAGAATGGTTACATACCCACGTTAATAGCTAACCAACGAGGCTAATAATGGAATTTAAAGATTTACCAATGCCATTCCAGGAAATGGCAGCGAATGTGATTCGCTCTCAACTGGCGACTCTTGACCTGAGTACTGTAGAAAAGGAAACCATCGATACTATATCCGGTAACGTGCGTCGTGCCTTTATAGGTCTGTATGAAGAGAAGCGCCTATTCGGCGGACAGAATTCGCCTGAAAACAAGAATCAAGCAAATGATGAGAAGCTGAAACACATTATCGCCTTACTTTTGGAAGACGCAAAACGTCTACAGCAACTGGAACCAAATGCAGGCACAGAGGCCCGCATTTGGATTGCCATGAAATCACTCAAATGTGAAAGCAGTGATTATTTCAAAACAACAATTAAAACTACTCAACTTTCGGGAGAGCTACTGAAGAAATTGCCATAAGAGCATGGTCTTTCTCTTGTTCTGCAAGATGAGCATTAATACCTGGTATGGTTTTTTCAAATTTATCTATCTGTTGAATAACAACTTCGCGGTATACGTTTGTTTTTGTACCACCAAGCGCAGCCGTTAATGCAGAAAGCATATTTAGTATCATATCAGTGCGATATGAAAGAATCCTGATAGCTTCATCTTGTTCTTCAATAATAGATTGCAGGGCCTCAATTTGCTTTTTATCCATTTCACCCTCCTGAGGGTTGGTAATTAAGGAGTTCTCCACTGGTCAGGTGGAGTGCGTGCGCCGGACACGGGTGAGCATCCGGCACTGACAGTTTACTGAAAGGATATGTCCCTGAAAAGTCAGGGCATAACGCGAAAGCGCACGGCGAAATTGGTCTCTCTGTACGGTGTCGTTAAATTTAGTTCGACCGTGCGCTTCCGGTTGTGGCACTCCGCGAAATGGCGCGGCGGTAAGTATGGCTGGGGTTTCCTCCATTGCTCCAGAAAATGCACCGGGTTGTCAGGTTGACCATACGCTTAAGTGACAACCCCGCTACAACGCCCTCTGTTATCAATTTTCTGGTGACATTTGGCGGTATCAGTTTTACTCCGTGACTGCTCTGCCGCCCTTTTTAAAGTGAATTTTGTGATGCGGTGAATGCGGCTATGCGCACGCGGAACAGTTAAAGCAGTAAGGCGGTATTTTACGGGCGTAACGAGCATCAACTAACCCGGCGTTAATTGTTAACTGGTTAACGTCACCTGGAGGCACCAGGCACTGCATCACAAAATTCATTGTTGAGGACGCGATAATGGAAACGTTATTACCAAACGTTAATACGTCTGAAGGTTGTTTTGAAATTGGTGTCACTATCAGTAACCCTGTATTTACTGAAGATGCCATTAACAAGAGAAAACACGAACGGGAGTTATTAAATAAAATATGCATTCTTTCAATGCTGGCCCGTTTACGTCCGATACAAAAAGGATGTGCACAATGAATACAGCATTTGCACTTGTTCTGACAGTTTTTCTTGTTTCCGGAGAGCCAGTTGATATTGCAGTCAGTGTTCACAGGACAATGCAGGAGTGTGTGACTGCAGCAACCGAACAGAAAATTCCCGGTAACTGTTACCCGGTCGATAAAGTTATTCACCAGGATAATAACGAAATCCCGGCAGGTCTTTAAAACAGTTCCGTAATAAATATCCGGTTTCATTCTTATATGCCAGCAATGGCAGGGATTTGTTCACCCTTAAATCTGTAATGAGGTAAAACAAAATGAGTAAAGTCTTTATTTGCGCCGCCATTCCGGACGAACAGGCAATAAAGGAAGAAGGTGCAGTCGCTGTAGCCACTGCCATTGAAGCCGGTGATGAACGTCGCGCCCGCGCAAAATTTCACTGGCAATTCCTGGAACATTATCCGGCTGCTCAGGACTGCGCTTATAAATTTCTTGTCTGCGAGGATAAACCCGGTATACCCCGCCCTGCCCTAGATTCCTGGGATGCTGAATATATGCAGGAAAACCGCTGGGATGAGGCGTCTGCTTCCTTTGTCCCGGTTGAGACTGAATCAGATCCGATGAACGTCACTTTTGACAAGCTGGCCCCTGAAGTACAGAACGCTGTCATGGTTAAGTTCGACACATGTGAAAACATCACCGTTGATATGGTGATTAGCGCGCAGGAACTGTTGCAGGAAGACATGGCAACATTCGACGGACATATCGTTGAAGCGTTGATGAAAATGCCAGAAGTTAACGCCATGTATCCGGAGCTTAAGCTGCATGCCATCGGGTGGGTTAAGCATAAATGTAAGCCTGGTGCCAAATGGCCCGAAATTCAGGCAGAGATGCGCATCTGGAAAAAACGTCGCGAAGGTGAACGCAAGGAAGCCGGAAAATACACGTCTGTTGTTGATCTCGCCCGCGCCAGAGCCAATCAACAGCACACTGAAAATTCAACAGGAAAAATCAACCCGGTCATTGCTGCCATTCATCGCGAATACAAGCAGACATGGAAAACACTGGATGACGAACTGGCCTACGCTCTCTGGCCTGGTGATGTGGATGCCGGAAACATTGACGGCAGCATCCATCGCTGGGCAAAAAATGAAGTTATCGACAACGACCGCGAAGACTGGAAGCGTATCTCGGCATCAATGCGCAAACAGCCTGATGCCCTTCGCTACGACCGCCAGACTATTTTTGGCCTTGTCCGTGAACGTCCGATCGACATTCACAAAGACCCTGTGGCACTGAACAAATACATTACTGAATACCTGACTACAAAGGGCGTGTTTGAAGATGAAGGAACAAATCAGAGCGCAACTGATACTCTCTCGTCGCCAGTACCAGAAACTGATGCAGTGGAAACGGCAATTCCGGACAACGAAAAAACCGAATGCAAAGTGGAAGTCGAACCATCTGTAGAACGTGAGGGGCCGTTCTACTTCCTCTTCACCGACAAGGATGGCGAAAAATACGGTCGCGCAAACAAACTTTCTGGTCTGGATAAGGCGCTGTCTGCTGGGGCTACTGAAATCACGAAAGAAGAATATTTCGCCCGCAAAAACGGTACATACTCAGGTTCACAACAAAATACTGGTGCATCTGACACGACCGCACAACCAGGGTCAGTAAAAGTTACCGCTGACGAAGTAAACAAAATTATGCAGGCAGCCAATATCAGCCAGCCTGACGCCGATGAACTGCTTGCAGTATCACGTGGTGAATTTGTTGAAGGGATTAGCGACCCGAATGATCCGAAATGGGTTAAGGGGAACCAGACCCGCGATTCTGTGAACCAGAACCAGCAAGAAACGGAACAGAACGACCAGAAAGCGGAACAAAACAGCCCAAATGCGTTACAAAACGAGCCAGAAACGAAACAGCCTGAATCAGTGGCGCAACAGGAAGTGGAAAAAGTCTGCACCGCCTGCGGTCAGACCGGCGGCGGCAACTGCCCTGATTGTGGCGCGGTAATGGGCGACGCAACATACCAGGAAACATTCGATGAAGAGTATCAGCCTGAAGTTCAGGAAGATGATCCGGAGGAAATGGAAGGCGCTGAACATCCACACAAGGAGAACACTGGCGGCAATCAGCATCACGATAGCGATAATGAAACTGGCGAGACGGCAGATCACTCAATTAAGGTGAACGGTCATCAAGAAATCACATCCACCAGCAGGACGTGTGACCATCTAATGATCGACCTTGAAACCATGGGAAAAAATCCTGATGCCCCGATCATCTCAATAGGTGCAATATTTTTCGATCCGCAAACCGGAGATATGGGACCGGAATTTAGTAAGACTATCGATCTGGAAACTGCTGGCGGAGTCATTGATCGGGACACCATTAAATGGTGGCTTAAGCAATCACGCGAAGCGCAATCTGCCATTATGACC